CGCTTGGCTTCGATTACCTTAAAGAGGTCAAGAGCGAAGCGGGTCTTAAAGAAGCAGCTGGGGACTTCGGCGTACATGCTAAGAAAGAACTCTGGAAGCTCCCCGCTATGTACGTGGGCGAGTACGCCGAGCAAGACGCTGCGCTTACTCTAAAGCTCTGGCAAGCCTTTAAGCCTCTGCTCGTGCGCGAAGAAGTCCAGCACATCTTCGAAGTCGAGACAGAGCTCCTGCCCATCTTGATCAACCTAACGCTGCGCGGCATTCGGTTTGACCGAGACAAAGCAGAGCAGGTGATCAGTGAGTATCGAGATCGCGAAGCCAAACTGATCAAGAACATCCGCGAGACTTGTGGGAGCTCTGTGGATATCTGGGCAGCAGCCTCGATTGCCACGGGCTTTGACAAGCTGAAGGTGCCGTATCCAAAGACGGCCAACGGCCTGCCGAGCTTCACCCGATCCTTCCTCGAATCCTGTGACCACCCAGTGGCAAAACAGATCGTGGAGGCCAGAGAATTAAACAAGACCCACGGGACCTTCTTACAACCGTACCTTGAGTTCTCCAAGAAAGACGGGCGCATCCATCCGCACGTCAACCAGCTACGCAGTGACGAAGGCGGGACAGTAACCGGGCGTCTGTCGATGGCAAACCCGAACCTTCAGCAGGTCCCAGCACGGCATGAGGTCATCGGCCCGCTTGTGCGCTCCCTCTTTCTGCCCGAAGAAGGCGATTTATGGGCAAGTTGTGACTTTTCTTCCCAAGAACCCCGACTTCTTGTGCATTACGCATCGCTCTTGGACCTGCCGGGGGCCGAGAAGATGGTTGAGGCGTACCACAAAGACCCGAACACTGACTTCCACCAGATGGTTGCGGACATGGCCGGGATCAAACGTAAGCAGGCTAAGACCATTGGTCTGGGGCTGATGTACGGCATGGGTAAGGGCAAGCTTGCCGCCTCCTTGGACATGGAGATGGACGACGCGTCTGAGCTCTTGGAGGTGTTCCACAAGAAAGTGCCGTACCTAAAGGGCACTGTGAACGCCGTCATGCAGCGCATTGACCATCCAGCGTCCGGTGGCGCGATCCGTACTCTCTTAGGCCGTAAGTGCCGCTTCCCGCTCTGGGAGCCCAAGCAATGGGGCGTGAACAAGGCGCTGCCGTATGAGCAGGCCGTGGTGGAATACGGGCGGCAGGTGAAGCGAGCGTTCACTTACAAAGGATTAAATCGCTTGATCCAAGGATCAGCGGCAGATCAGACCAAAGCGGCCATGACCGCGCTCCACAAGGCAGGCTTTAACCTCCTGCTGCAGGTCCACGACGAGGTTGCCATGTCCGTCAAGTCAAAGGACGAGGCCCGCGAAGCTGCTGCCATCATGGAAAAGGCCGTCTCCATCGAGGTCCCCAGCCGGGTAGACGTAGAAATTGGACGCTCATGGGGAGAAGCAGTATGATGAAGGCGAGGCAGTCCCCTCTGTCTCGCTTTCTCTTAGTTTGGTTTGGGGCCTACGTCATGTGGGCCCCTTTTTTATGATAAATTCCGTCTTGCATGTTTCACCGCTGTCGTATACTATGCAGGCTAGAAAGGAGAAAGCGTGGAGGAATACAAACCAAAGCGGGTAGGACGGCCCGTCAAACGCAAGGGCAGGCGCACAAAACGCCGCAAGAAGAAGTACCCCGGCCCCGGCTCTGCGTTACGGAAAACCCAGTACAAAGTCTTGAATCTGCGCCCACTGACCTACCAAATGGTCAAAGAACTGGCGATGTACTACAAGACTTCTATGCTGGACATCGTCCACCGAATGATCGAAGCCGCATTTAACAAAACACTGATCGAAGTCGAACGCAAGGACAAAGAAGAACGCTGGGCTGAAGAACAGTACAGAGCAGCCGTCGCAGCACGTAGAAAGGAGAGAGAAAATGCAGCATCAAACCAACCTAAACCTTGATGTTGAAGTTGAATTCGACATCATCCCCCCGTTAGACGGCCCCGATATACCTTTGCAAGCTGACATCACGGGCGTGTATATCCGTGTGCCCTCTTCCCAAAACAAATCGCGTCGCGTTAATATCCTAACGGCATTATCTGAGTCCGAAGTCTTAGCCATTGAAGACGAAATACTCACACCAGAGTTTGTTCAGGATTACTTCCGATACGAAGCGTGGAGGACTAAGCGTGGATAACAATGTTCATACCATTGAATACTGGCAACGTCTCTCTGAGCGCTATCGTCGTCAACGTGATATGGCCGTTCGGGAAATCCAACTGCTGCAAAAACAACTTTACATCGCCACCGGCTGCGCTAACGATGGTCAAGACTATCTACGCCAGATTCGCGCAACACGGACCACGGCCACTGTCTCTCAACGTATTAAAAATCTTTTAAAGGTGCTGGCATGAGGTTCGTCGAACTCCTACGTGATGTTGCTAAAAACTTAGATAACCATAACATCGATACTATCTCTAGCCTTTTCTTAACGGCAGCAGACCACATCGAAAGCCAAAACCTCTACAAAGTTAAATGGGCTGAAATGGCAGATCGTTGCGCGGCACTGGAGAAAGAAAATGAAACCCTACTGGCTCAGATCAACACCCTCAGGAATCAATAAAATGAACTTCGAATCCTTCTTCGACACCAAGCAACTCGTACCATGGGCCAAGCGTATCTGGTCCCTCGCCTTCTGGCCGCTCATCGCACTCTTCATCGGCCTTTACATAGGTGCCAGTAATAGCGAATCACGGATCATGAGCGACTGCAAGTACGCCATGACCTTCCGCGTCGATCACCAAGCCTTCGCTTGCCAAAGAAAAATCTAGGAGAACGCATGCCCCGATCACACATCGACAAACACAAACTCATCGACGCCGTCAAAGAATTCTTTGAAGTCACCGCTGATCATGAACTCGCGACCATCTTGCGTCTCCAACCCTCGGCGATTAGCAAAATTCGTCGTGGCACAAACAAGATCAGCCCACTGATCATCCTGCGCATTCACCTGCTCACCGAAGTCCCCGTCAAGGAACTCTTGAGCTACTGCCGAAAAGACGAAATCGATATTTAATCGACCACTAGAAAGGAGAAAGTTATGGAAAACAATGTCGGAACCTTCGCTGCTGATCTGTTCTTCATCGAACAGCAGATCGAAGTCATGAACAGCTACCTACAAAAACTCGCCGAGCGCGAACGCCGCATGAAAGCCTTGCAAGCAGAAATCACTCGCCTGCAAGAAGTTATCGACGACCTACGGAGACACGCATGAACGACAACCTCCTTCGCATGGCAAAAGACTCAGGGATCACGGCCCATGAACCTATCACCCCGGAAGCCTTAGCCAGCTTCGCGGACCGCGTGTCAGGTCACGCCTTCACACGCTGCTGTGACGTGCTGCTCGAGATGCACGAACGGGACAAGGAACGACACAACTACTACCTACATGCCGTGGCCGTCTTGAAGATGGTCTGGAGAGAGAAGAATGAGCCCTGAACACTACTTCTTGCTGGCCGAATCAGCGGGCGCGTTTCGCGAACCACGGCCCTTGATCGAAAGGGAGTACTGGGTCTTCCCTTGTAATGACGACCTGCTCGCCTTCGTCCAGCTGGTGATCGAAGACACGGCAAAAGAACCTCCCCGCCCTTGGAAGCCACTTAGTACTGCCGAGGTCAAAGTGCTGTGGAACGTGACCAAGACGCCCACGGCCTTTGCTGAAGTGATCGGCAATAAGTTGAAGGAGAAGAATCAAGATGAATAGCGAGGACACAAAGTTTTGTACCAGTTGTCAAGCGACACGGACCATGGAAGGCGGTGAGCGCAGGATCACGCGTGGCGTCCCGCGTTGGGTCTGCCGCGCCTGCATCGATCGCAAGTCAGAGAGCATATACAAGAGCCAGAAGGCTGATGCTGTTAGAACAAAGGAGGGAGCACCATGAAAACACCGAAGGACATTGACGTACTGAAGAAGGCCGAATGGTTCGACGACACGCCAGACATCGTGGCCCGGTTAAAAGCTGACGGCGAGGATGAGGTGGCACGTCACCTACATCGTATGCACACCTACCACAAGTCGTTGATTGCTGAGATCAGGAAGCTGCGTAAGCAGTTGAAGGGAAAAGAATGAACAGAGATGACATTATCCGCATGGCGCGGGAGGCGGGTCTTTGCATTGATGGGGAGGTTGCGTTTTCGCCAAACCATAACGGCGCAGATGTTGATATTAACGATTTACAGGCGTTTGCCAACCTAGTCGCAGCAGCGGAACGCGAGGCGTGTGCGCAGATTGCTCACGATACTTACGAAGGGTTTGGCCCTCATGCCAAAGGTGTTGATTACGTTAAACAGTCAATCATAATACGAATCCGCGAGAGAGGTGCGCCATGACAACGTACACGATTGAAGTAACCCACGACAAAGAAGGCGTAACCGTAGTGGTTAAAGACCTTGACCCCGACACGATGGAGGAAGATCGTGCAGCGATTGAGTATGCGCTGGAAGAAGCATTGAGGATAGCTAAAGAACATAGCCCGATGAGGTTCCAATGACTGCACTAACATTTAAAGAAAACGAGCTGCATAACCGGCTGATCGTTGCAGAGTTTAACTTGGAGCAAGTAGAAGAAGAACTATGCCGACTGCGTGAAGAAAACGAAACACTCCGCGCCCGATTGGCGCAGCCTGAACGCGAATGGGTAAACCTGACAGACGATGAAATCCGCATCGCTTGGGGGCCGTACTTCTCTCGAGGTGTTGAGGTTGCCCGCGTTATCGAAGCCCTGTTGAAAAAGAGAAACACGTGAAGGCAGAGTGGTTCTCCAACTTTTAATTGTCATAGAAAACTACAGGAGGGGTTATGGTAAGTGACCGAATGAAAAACGCACTTGAGTTAGCAGATAAATGCTGGAAGAAAGCAAATGACACTTCGCCAGAATTCGTAGAAAACTATTTAGCCCAAGCAGAACGGCTGCTGCTATCGAAACCCTACGTGCGAGGGGATGAATTTAGATCGTTCTGCCACCAAAACGGCATAGCTAGGCCAATGAACTTACACCCGAACGTATGGGTTTCTGGGGTCAGAGCTTTAAACATAATGGGTTGGGTACAACCCATGCAAAAAGTAGAACCAAAACAATCGCACAACCACATGCCTAGCGTCACTCTTTGGCGTAGTAGCTTGTATGAGGGCGTAGCATCGGAGCAAAAGAACACATGATCTACGACGACTACTTCTGGACCGAACTCACGTACGAGCGACACTCCTACGTCGCACCCTCGGGCGAAGTCTTGGTCCACATCAACTACGACACCGCTAACCATACCTACCGGCTCGAGGACAAAGAATTCATTAGCCTCATGGCCGCGAAAAGCTTTGCCATCGCCTACCTAAAACGCACCGGCAAAATCCCGGACGACAAAGAGGACGACAACGAACCCCCAGACCTGACTGAGGAGGACACATGACCGACCCCGAAGAACTGGAACGACAAGCCAAAGCCGCCGGGGAAAGGATGCAGGACCCCGATCCATGGACCAAGGAACAGCAAGACCAACATCGCTTCGATAATTTTATGGAGGACACCATGTCTTTACTTCTCGCCGCCGCCGTCTCCGGCCTTCTAATCGCCATCCTGCTCACCTGATCATGGACACCTACAGCCTCCTATTGGTCATCAGCGGCATCCTGATCGGCGCAGGTAGCATCACCGCGCTCTTCACCCTCGTCTTCCTTTTCTGGGCAGGATTCGGCGATGATGAGACGATTAACAAAAAGTAAAAAGGGCCAGACCATGCAACGACAACCCCACGCCCTGTTGGACACCTTGATGATGATCTACGGTATCCAAACAGATAACTCGTTGGCCGATAAACTCGCCATCTCCACCGGCAGCGTCTCCCGGATTCGAAACGGCACACAAACCATCTCCGCCGCCCTAATCCTCGCCATTTATGAGCGCTCTGGCATGTCGATTGACAACATCAAAGACCTGATCAAAGAAGACACTGAGCGCCGCCTACGCCGCGAAAAAGAACGCCAAGAGGCCTCCCATGCCCAGTAAAGCCACCACCCTCTTCTGCCTCATCTACGTGGCCTTCACGGGCTTCCTCGTGGGCTACATGATGGACAAAGGACCCAGCGAAGACACCACCGAGCTCATCACACAAGCCTATGCCAGAGGCCGACAAGCAGGCTATAGTCAAGCGCAAAAGAACGGCGCCTGCGTTCAATGGTGGGTAGGCACGTCAGCAGACGATATGCGGGCCGCTAAGCGGTTTTTTTGCAAAGGACGATGAGAACCATGGATGAGGACAAAGAAAGCCCTACGGCGCTCTCTGACGCCTTACAGCAGCTCCTGTTCCGTGGCTCAGGGGCCAAGGTCCAAGTGATGTACGTGACCCTGCAAGACGGACGACAACTCATTTTCCTCGGCTCACCACTGGCCGACGACGATTACGAACAGATCGTCGATTTCGTACTAGGCGAAACCATCGACCCCATCACCTTCTCACACCTCTCCGCGCTCTTGATGAGCAACCTCACCGCACACTAAATTTCCCTTACGGTTGTTAGTCAAAAGATAAGAAAGCCCGCGTTTCGGCGCAGGGTTTATGTGGGTATCTTTGGGGTGGGGGATTGGAGGAGAAAGGACCACGGATCAAGGGCCACGGACCGGGGTTTTGTTGCAAGAAAAGAAAGAAGAAAGTGTGTTGTCAGGAAGGTAATGGGTACGTTTTTTCCATTACGTTTCTATTTTGATATGCATGATTATTACGGCAAACCGTGCGTACTATATAGGTATGTTGACCGTGAAATTTTTATTTTTTTTTTTTTGTATGAACGTACCGTAATAAACGTAATGACGTAATAAGCGAGTGTTTATGCGGGTCTATTATTACTTTTGTGTAATTGATAAGTGTAAGACGTAATTACAGTAGTGAAATTTACGGGGTGCGCGCGCGGGAACTTTTTTTGAATTTTTTTTTTTTTTGTGGTCAACATACCTGTATAGGAAAACGCGCATTGAGCGGAAAACGGGTTGTATTTACTTGGGTATGTTTTATACTGGGCGAAAGTCGGTGGAAAAGAGGAAGGCATGTTGAAGGACGAAGAACGGCCCTTGCACAAGGACATTAAACCACGGCAACACGCGGTTAGCTTTACGGCGTCCGGGCGCTATCGATACCCTTTTAAGCGAATGATCGTGAACGATTACTTTTTGGCAAGGAGCATGACGGAGGCAGAAATGGCTCGAAACGCGGTAAAGGGTTTTTGTAAACGCCACGCGGGAAAGCAATTTACTGTTCGTCAAATGCGGGATGTAGATGGTTTGTGGGTTATTAGGAGAGTGGCATGACCCGACGTAAGGATGAGACACGCACGAAGGTGGCGATGCCCAGTTTGCCTCCGGAAGTCTTGGAGCGCGTAGCAAACGCCCCGAAGCCCGGCAGGAACGGCAAGCAGGTGATTCTGAGCCCGAAGGAATGGGCCTTTGTTCAGGAGTATGTGACCCGAGACGGGACTATGACCCGGACGGAGGCGGCTATACGGGCCGGATACACCCCAAACGCGGCCAGAGAGGCCGTAACGCGGCTTTTGGACCCTGCACGTAGTCCGCATGTCGTAGCCGCTGTAAACGAGCTCAGAAACGAACTGGCGGAGAAGTTCGGGACGACCTTCGAGCGGCACATGCGTGACCTGCAGATGATCCGTGATAAGGCTATAGAGGCCGGGGCGTGGTCTGCTGCTGTACAGGCGGAATACCGCCGTGGGCAGGCGCTGGGCACGATTTACGTAGATCGCAAGGAAGTGCGGATTGGCACTATTGACTCGATGTCAAAAGAGGAAGTGATCCGTAAGCTGCAGGAGATCAAGCAGATTTATGGCGGACCGCCCCCGACAACCGTTTTAGAGATGGAAATAAAAGAAATCGAGGAAGAGCCCGTACCAGTGGAGCCCGAAGTAAAATTTGAGCCGGGTGATTTTTTGGACGATTTGTCGTTAGGCGAGGAGGAGCCAGCACTTGTCACGAAAAAGCGAGCAGCGGCTTTTCGACAGATTAAAGCGGAATTGGACGACAGTTCACATGACGCGGATCGAGACGCGGGTGAACTTGGGGATTCCCGACCTGATGGTGGCCCTGCCGAACTCGCATTTCGTTCTAATCGAATTGAAGGTAGTTAGCGCGGGCCTGAAGATTAACCTGAGCCCTCACCAATATGCCTTTCATATGAAACATGCGGCGCTGGGATGCCCGACCTTTGTCGTGGTGGAAGTGAACACGAAGGTTCGCGCGCCGGAGTTACTTTTGTTCACGGGCGCGCAAGTGCTCGACATATCGAAGCGGGGAATTATGGCGGACTGTATCGCGCGCTGGCCCCTCGCAAAAATTGATTGGCAAGAATTCCACAAAAAAATCTTGCAATTGCCGAACGAGCGCGCATAATTTCCGGACGGGCACATGCTCGGATTACATACAGGGAGAAAAACATGCCTATTACACGTACAGACGCCGCCATTGAATTAATTACTTTCGCGGATAAAAAGCTTGATCTTGACGACCGAGAATCGGCGGCGGCGCTTGTTTTGGCCGCTTGTTTTTTGGCAGGCAGCACTGAGAATATTTTATCGCTGATCAAATTAATGATGGACTCGCACGAAATCATGAGCGAAAAATGTTAGAACTTGAGGGATTAAAAAGGTCTCGCCAGTATAAAAACTGGCACAAAAAGCGGTTTCGCCATGTTATTGAGCCCCCACCTTCGAAGCCCGTCTCGTGGTTTTCCCATGTTTCAAGGCTGTTCGGCATGTGGATTGTGCACCTGATACTAGGTAACTAATAAATACTTGACCGGCGGATAGAATCGAGCTATAAAGTTACTGCGCGCAAGCGGCGCGCTTATACAGGGAGAAAATTTTGAAAACCGTTCACTTGACAATCAAGAGCTCAAACAAGAAAACCGGCCCGATACCGGTATCTACTACCAGCGCGAAATCGTGCCCTGATTCGTGCCCGCTCAAGAAAAACGGATGTTATGCGGACGGCGGGCCGCTTGCCTTGCACTGGCGCGCTGTTACTGAGGGCCAGCGTGGCATGCACTGGGCTGAGTTCTGCGAATCAATTGAAGCTTTACCAGCGGGCCAGCTATGGCGGCATAATCAGGCGGGCGATTTGCCGGGCCTGAATGAGACAATCAATCCGGACGCGTTGCGCATGCTTGTAAAAGCGAACGCTGGAAAACGCGGTTTCACCTATACGCACAAACCGGCCAGCGCTGAAAATCTAGCGTTGATCCGTGAAGCGAACGCGGGCGGCTTCACTATCAATTTATCGGCGAATAATCTCGCACACGCGGACCAGCTGGCCGCATTGAACGCGGGGCCCGTGGTGACGCTACTTCCGCCCGGCGCGCCCTCGTTAACGAAAACCCCGGCGGGCCGTCCCGTAGTGACATGCCCGGCCCAGCTCCGGGACGATATCAGCTGCGCGGATTGTCAGTTGTGCTCACGTGCTGAGCGGCCCTCAATTGTCGGTTTTATCGCGCACGGGACGGGATCAAAGCGAGCCGAAAAAATAAGCTTGCAATTTGAAAGTAAGGTCCTATAATTTCCGGGCGGGCACTTCGTCCCGCTTTATACAGGGAGAAAAAAATGCAAATGAAACAAATTGCACTGGCGGTCTTTAACGATACCGCTACGCAGGAAAAGCAAAAGCAAGCTTATTTATATTGGCTGAACGAGGGCCACGAGACGGGCGCTCTTCTGCAGTTCTTGCCGATTATTTTCGCGGAGCTAAAAAAACCGATTTATGAGGGCGTTTCATTCGACGATAGTCCGTGGGCTGCAGCCGCTGAATTATTGGAATTTCACATTCAAAGCGAACTCGAAAAGCGGGAAGGGGCAAAAAATGAAGCTTGATATTATTTCGGACCCCGGCCATGCATGGGCGAAAGTTTCGATTCGCTTACTTGATCGCCTGAACTTGCTCGATTCAATCACGCCCTATAGTTACATTCGGGACGGTTTCGCTTATCTCGAGGAGGACTGCGATTTGAGCTCATTAATGCATGCGGCCCAGCTGGCCGGAATTCCGCTCACTTTCCGCGAGCGCGTAGCACGTGAGCGCCCGTCCCGCGTCCGAAACTATGATCAATACACGCCGGGCCGGGCCCGTGCAAAATTAGTTTGAAATTCTGATTAATTCGCTTATACTTTCCGGGCGGGCAAACCGCCCGCTTTTTTCAATACAGGGAGAAAATCATGTCAACACTTATGCAAGCTTCGCGTCAATGGTCTACACGTCCCGCTGAGGAGCGGTTTGTTTCGCTCACGGAGATGCATGCTCAGCAAGCGGCCCAGCGCGCTATTTCGCGCGCCGCCGTGGTGAGCTCGCGTCAGCTCCGCGCAGTGCCCACGGATGACAATTCCGGCATTTTGATTGAGGGCCCGAACGGGCACGGGTTTGCCCCTTCGCATTGGGCGTTCGGCCAAGCGGCGGGCCTGATCGGCGCGCCAGCGGGATATCTGCGTACACTCCCGGCCCCGGTAGCGGCGGACTGTATCAACTGGGGCATGCAACATGAACGGGACGCCCAAGACGTGGGCGTACTGTTAACGCGCAACGGCGAATCAGTAATTCGCGCGATGACGGGCCCGCGCTACGGGCGTGTGTGGAATGATGACGTGATTGCCGCGTTGATTGACCGCTTTGGTGACGGCGTGACGGGCGATTTTCGCGTCCCGGGCGTATGGGGCCGGGCCGTGGAAGTGGACCGCGAAAACACTACGCTGTACGCGGGTGACCGCGACATGTTCGTTTTTCTCGCGGATGAGAAAAACCGAATTGAGCTACCGGGCCGCCGGGACGGCGAGACCGGGACGCTGGCGCGCGGTTTTTTCGTGACGAATTCCGAAGTGGGCGGCGGCGCGCTACGCGTGAAAACCTTCCTCTTCGATTTTGTTTGCGCGAATCGTATTGTATGGGGCGCTCATGAGCTCGAGGAAATAAGCTTGCGGCATACGGCCAGCGCGCCGGACCGCTTCATTGAAGAAGTAGCGCCCGCGTTGCTCGCTTACTCGCAAGCGAGCGAATCGAACACGCTGAACGTGCTACAAGCGGCCCAGCGCGAACGTATCCCGGACGTGAGCAAGTTTTTAGCGAACCGCTTCGGGCCGCGTATCGCCCAGCGCGTTGAGCATGCGCACGTGATAGACGAGGGCCGTCCGATTGAGACAATCTGGGACGCTGTAACGGGCGCTACGGCGTACGCCCGCTCGATTCAGTGGACCGCTGACCGCGTCGAGTTTGAGACGCAAGCGGGCGAGCTGTTGGACCTTGTAGCGTGATTCGTTTTCCCTGAGCTCGGCCAGCTGGCCGCGCGGACCGCCCTTCGGGGCGGTTTTTTTTTGCCCGTGTAAACCGGGCCCGGCCAGCGCCGTACATTATCGTGTATCTATAAAGGCAATAACCCAGCTGGCCCCGGACGCCCAGCGCGCCCCTGAGCGGATCCGGGCCCCGTGGGCCTTGGTCCGTGGGCCGCAAACCTATGAGCTCAGCGCGCCGCCCGTGGGCCGTGGGCCGTGTTATTATTTCCGGGCGGGATTGACCGCGTATACAGGGAGAAAATGAAATGAGCGAGTCTCTGGGCCTACAGGCCGTTGAAACAATCCGCCCCGGCGAGTACGTCCGCCGTACTGAGCATGCGAAAAAAACCTACGTTCGCGCTGCCTACAATCCCAGCACACGCCGCTACACGTTGGCGGATTGTGACGATATAAACCGGACTATTGAAGTGAAGAAGGGCACGGCCTTGCACGTAGGCTTCACGTACTAGGTCCCGTTTTACTAGGCCCCGGGCCCGCTTCGGCGGGCCTTTTTTATTGCCAGCTGCAGCGCCCAGCTGGCCCGTGTTTGTGTTTGTGATCCCGTTTGTGATCCCGGATCACAAACACCCAGCGCCCAGCTGGCCGTGGGCCGTGATGCGTTGACCGCGCCCAGCTGGCCGCGCATGCCGGGCCGTGGGCCGTGGACCGCGCGTCTCTGGCCGTGGACCGGGGGCCGAGTCCCGGCGCCCATTCGTGCGGTATCTGGCGTAAGTGAGCACCCACCCCGGATTTTGGCCCCCCCTGTCTGGCTGGCGAACGCCTAGGCCCGATTTCACACAAACAGTTACCAATGGAATCGTTTTAGGGTATGTTCCACGTGAAACATGCCCCCTTTGTTTGCAAAATCGATTGCCGTAAAAATTTTTGCAAAATTCAAAACCTATGGACTTAGCAAACCAACAAGACATCGACGCTGAGCGCGCGAAGCTTGAATTACGTCTCATGCAGCTTGAAGCGCAGGAACGTGCAACGTCATCCTTCTTGGATTTCTGTCGCTACGTGTGGCCCGAGATGATTGTCGGGGAGCACCATCGCCGTATCGCTGCGGCCTTGGACCGTGTGGTCGCGGGCAAGTGCAAGCGCCTGATGATCGCAATGCCGCCTCGCCACGGTAAGTCGCAGATGGGCAGTTACCTGTTCCCTGCGTACCTGATGGGCCGGAAGCCTGATTCAAAACTCATTGTCGGTTCGCACACGGCGGAGTTAGCGCAGCGTTTTGGCCGGATGATTCGAAACCTTGTGGCGGACGAGAAGTACCGGGAGTTGTTCCCTGAGTTCATGCTCTCGGCAGACAGCAAGGCGGCGGGCCGGTGGGACACGAACGCTGGTGGGGAAGCCTTCTTCATCGGTAAGGGCGGCGCGATGACGGGCCGTGGCGGTAACGTGGTTATCTTGGACGACATCTTGGACGAACAGGATGCTTTGTCGGACACCGCGATGGAGGGCACGTGGGAGTGGTATACGTCGGGTCCTCGTCAGCGTTTGCAGCCG